AAAGACTACTTAAATGCAATAAACCATGAGAAAACACCTCTCATGGACACCGAAGATGAAGTGTGGGAAAAGAAATATTCTCCCTTTATCATCAACAAGTGTTTGGCTCCATTTCCAGACACTATTCATCTTGTTAATGAAATGAACTTGCACAACCACCTAGATAGTAAGTTACAGTTTGATTTTTTCCTAAATACTGTAAGAACAAGGAAAAGATATACTCCTTGGATGAAGGCGAGTAAAACGAAGAATCTAGAGTATGTAAAAGAGTATTATGGGTATAACAATGAAAAAGCAAAGTCAGCTCTTAAACTACTTAATGATGAACAGATAAAGGCTATTAAAAGTAGTTTGGATAAAGGTGGAAGAAATGGAAAACATTAATTGGACACAGGAGCATATGCTTGAAGTCGTGCTGAAAGAACCAGACGATTTCCTAAAGATTCGTGAGACATTATCACGAATAGGTGTAGCTTCTAGAAAAGAACGAAAACTATATCAATCCTGTCATATATTACATAAGCAGGGAAAATATTATATTGTGCATTTTAAAGAATTGTTTGCACTAGATGGTAAGAATACCAACCTATCAGAAAATGATATTGCAAGACGTAACACAATCGCTAAACTATTGGGTGATTGGGGTCTAGTAGAAATTAAAGGAACTACAGAACCAGCTGCTCCTTTAAGTCAAATCAAAATTATTTCATTTAAAGAAAAAGATGAATGGACGTTAGAAACTAAATATAACATTGGAAAGAAACGAGAGGCCTAATGATAATTAATGCATTGAGAAAAAAATACGAATATGAAATTGCATCTGCAAAAGCAAACATTGCTGCTTACCAGAAAAACCCAACAGGTATTGGAGAACACCCAGATTTAGTTGGTGCAGTAGATACTGAAATGAGAAAGTTAGCTGCAGCTATAGGAAATCTTGAAGCTGTTAGTATTTGTTATCCTAATACTGAAGAAGGAAAGCAGTTGTTAGCAGAAACACAATACAAAATGAATTTATAAAGCCCCTTGACATTTAAACAGAATCGTGATACTATTACATAATGAACTTCTATACAAACATTGTCCAATGGGGCAATTCCCTATTACTTAGAGAAGTAGTGAACGGTGAACGTGTTGTCCGTAAGGTTAGATACTCACCCACACTATATGCTCCTGTTACAACACCAACAGAGTGGAAAACACTTGAGGGTAAATTTGTAACACCAGTAAAACATCAAACAATCAAAGATGCAAAAGAATGGATTGAACAATATAAAAATCAGCCAGGCAATGTTTTTGGTAATAACTTATATCCATATACCTATATTGCTGAGAATTATCCTAAAAGAGTTAATTATGATATTGATCAAATACTAATCTTTACAATTGATATTGAGGTTGAATGTGAAAATGGATTTCCAAATCCTAATGACGCTATTGAACCACTTTTATCTATTACTATTAAAAATCATCAAAGTAAAAAGTTTGTTGTTTGGGGTATAGGTGATTTTCGTAATGATCGTGATGATGTAACTTATGTCAGGTGTGAAAGTGAATTGCATCTAATACAAGAGTTTCTTTCTTTTTGGGAAGTACATCAACCAGATATTATTACTGGCTGGAATACAGAGTTCTTTGATATTCCATATCTATGTAATCGTATTACTAATATGTGTGGTGAAGATCAAACTAAAAGATTGTCTCCATGGCGTAATGTGTCTGCTCGTGAAGTATTTCAAATGGGTAGAAAACATCAAGTTTGGGACATTCAAGGCATCTCTCATTTAGATTACTTTGATCTCTATCGTAAATTCACATATACAAATCAAGAATCTTATCGTCTTGATCACATTGCATTTGTTGAATTAGGTGAACGTAAAGATGGTAATCCTTATGAGACATTTCGTGATTGGTACACAAAAGACTATCAATCATTCCTAGAATACAACATCATGGATGTGGAACTTGTTGATCGTCTAGAAGACAAGATGAAGCTAATTGAGCTATGTCTTACTATGGCTTATGATGCAAAGGTAAATTATATGGACGTACTTGGTTCTACTAAGTATTGGGACATTCTTATCTATAACTTTTTGCGTGACAAGAATATAGTAATTTCACAAAAACGAAAGTCTGAAAAACCAGATAAGTTTGAAGGTGCTTATGTAAAAGACCCACAAGTCGGTATGCACAATTGGGTTATGTCATTTGATTTAAATTCTCTATATCCACATTTAATTATGCAATATAATATATCTCCCGAAACGCTTGTCTCTCAGGACAAAGTTAAAGGTATGACGGTAGATAAATTATTAGACAGAAAGGTTGATACTTCAACAATGAAAGGTGTGACACTTACACCAAACGGTGCATTGTTCAAGACTAACAAACAAGGCTTTCTTCCAGAGATTATGCAGTCGATGTATAATGATCGTGTGAAGTATAAAAAGTTAACATTACAGGCTAAACAAGAATATGAAAACACAAAAGACCCCAAATTACTCAAAGACATTTCGAAGTATAACAACATACAACTTGCGAAAAAGATTTCTCTCAACTCTGCGTATGGTGCTCTTGGTAACGTATGGTTTCGTTACTACGATCTTTTGGTTGCTGAAGCAATCACTACATCTGGCCAGTTATCTATTCGTTGGATTGAAAGAAGTCTTAACAAGTATCTCAACAAATTATTGGAAACCGATAATGAGGACTACGTTATTGCATCAGATACAGACTCAGTATATATTACTTTTGACAGATTGGTCAATAAAGTGTTTGGAGAGGGAGCAGAGACTGCAAAAATTGTCAAGTTCATGGACACAATTGCTAAAGATAAAATTGAACCGTTTATTGAGAGCAGTTATCAGGATCTTGCTAAGTATGTAAATGCATATGACCAGAAGATGCAGATGGCTCGGGAAGCAATCGCTGACAAGGGTATCTGGACTGCAAAGAAGAGATATATTCTCAATGTATGGGATATGGAAGGTGTGCAGTATAAAGAAGCACAACTCAAGATCATGGGTATCGAGGCTGTAAAGTCATCTACCCCAGCACCTTGTCGTGAAAAGATCAAACAGGGTCTAAAGATTATTATGAATGGTAGTGAGAAAGAGATGAATAACTTCATACAGGAGTTTCGTGAAGAGTTTATGAGTTTACCACCAGAAGAGATTGCTTATCCAAGAAGTGTAAATGGATTGTCAAAGTTTAGTGATTCTAATCAGATGTTTGCAAAAGGTGCTCCAATTCACTGCAAGGGAGCCATCTTGTATAATCATCTGGTCAAGAAAAACAAACTTGGTAACAAGTATCCATACATTCAAGAAGGTGATAAGATTAAGTTTATCAACCTTAAACAACCAAATCTATATCAATGTAGTGCAATATCCTTTATGACAAAGCTTCCAAAAGAACTTGACTTTCATAAGATAATAGACTATGATGTACAGTTTGAGAAGTCATTTGTTGAACCTCTCAATTTTATATTAACTAAAATCAATTGGTTGGTTGATCGCAGTTATGGAACACAAGGAACATTAGAGGACTTTTTTACTTGACAAGTGGTAAAAAATGTGTTATAATGATTCTAAATAATGAGGGAATAGCTACTTGAAATACTTTAGATATACATTAGATGATCTTAAAAAGTCATCAGATAGAAAACTGTTTGACTACATATCATTTTTTGCGGGCGGTGGTGGTTCTTCTGCAGGCTATAAACTTGCAGGCGGTGATTGTAAATTTGTAAATGAATTTCAACAAGTAGCAGTAGATACTTATCTTGCCAACTGGCCTGAGACTCCCCATCACATTTGTGGAGATATTAAAAATATTTCTGGTCAGCAGATCATGGAAATGACAGGTATTAAAAAGTACGAATTGGACATACTTGATGGTTCGCCTCCTTGTCCACCTTTCTCTATCTCAGGTACTAAACAAAAAGGTTGGGGTAAAGAGAAAACAGCTTACGGTTTTAAACAAAAGAATATTGAAGATTTGACTTGGGAACAGATTCGTATTGCTGGTGAAATGATGCCTAAAGTAATTGTATGTGAGAATGTAAAAGGTCTTACAATGGTTCACGCATCAGAACATCTTGCACGAATGGTCAATGACTTTGAAGCACTAGGTTATACGACAGTATACAAGGTACTCAAGGGGCATGAACAAGGTGTTCCACAAAAACGTGAACGTGTGTTTATTGTTTCTGTTCGTAATGATATTCTAGATGAAATCAATATGCCATTCATGTGTTTGGCTGGAGAAGTATTTCCAACTCCAGAAAAAGAATTTGCATCCATTCGTGATGCTATAGATGATTTACAACTTAATAATGAAAATCGTGCTGAAGCAGTAGAACTTGAAGCAGCGATGGTGAAAAGTGCTAAATATAAGTGGATGAAAAGATTACCAAAGAACCCAGAAAAAGTCGTGTCTGTTGGAGATGATGTTGTTGGCCCTTGGTATGATAAAGTTATTGCACATAGAAAGAAATGGGGTAAAACCTTACCAGAAAAGAAAACATCGTTTTTTCAATCTCGTAGAGTTCCTTGGAATCAAGCATCACATACTCTTTCTGAACAGGGACTACAAACAAGTCTTGCAGTACACTTACATCCAGAAGAAGATAGAGTTTTCTCTACAAAAGAAAGTGCAAGGATTATGACACTACCAGAGGATTATATTCTTACTGGTAAACTTAATGAAAAACTTGCAAGAATTGGGTTAATGGTTGCACCTATCTGTATGAAATATCTTGCAGATAATATTTACAGCAATATACTCAAACCATATAAGGATTTACAAAAATGAAATATATAACAGCTAATAAAGACTTAGGAAAAAAAGAAACCCACGATGCATGGAATGGTAAATTTCTAGATGAAACTTCATATGACCAAGTAATTAAAGTAACAGATGAAGACTCGGCTGTTATGAAACCTGTTTTATCACTTGATGGTTCTGATGTTCCTCTTGCATATGTTATTACAAATGCATTTCCAAAAGAAAGTAAGATTAGAGAAATCTTGACAACGATTGAAGATACCTCTACAATGAGAGCAAATTGTGCAGGACCAATCTCGGCCGAAGAGATGGCTGCCAAGGGATTGTTTGAAGGTAAAGACTATAAACTTAGAACACCTAACTCATACCATGTTCGTACTAAATCAGGTGGCTGGGGTATGATTGCTTACAGCCGAGAGATTCATAGTGTCATGATTGGGCATAAACGTGGAAGGTTTACAGGTGGAATTGATGTATCCGGTTGGTGTAAAGATAATCCAGAAAAGTGGGAGGCATTACAAGAGATTTCTATTCATAACGAAACTTCATTTGCAAAAGCAAATGAAGACATTTATAAAAGTCAGAAATCATTTGCACACAATAACATCAAACCAGAACACAGAATTGGTGACGGTATCTTTACTACACTAAGTGCAAATCGCTATTCTGCATATCAGTCTGCAAAGATGTCTGCCCATGTAGATAGTGGTGACACTGATGCGGGCATGACAAGTATGTGTGTATTCAGAGAGGGTGATTACGAAGGTGCATATCTTACATTCCCTCGTTATGGTATTGCCATTGATGCGCCAGATAATTCTGTGATTATTGCAGATAGTCAGGAAGTACATGGCGTTACACCTATTTCTGGAACAGGCCAGAGGTTTAGTTGTGTCGCATATTGTGACAGGAGACTTGCTACGATTGGTGTTTATGGTAAACAGGAAAAACTGATTGGAAAATACGCAGCAAAAAATTCTGGCAATCTTGAAAGTTTTTTTGAATAAGGGGTTGACAAACCCTATTTCCTATGTTATTATTAGTTATAGACTGAGGAAACAACGGAGAGACACCATTATGAAATATTCGTTTGAGTTGAAACCCTATCCTTGGAAAGAGTATGTTGATGCAAACACTCCTAAGCCGGGTGGAATAAAGGGTACGCATTTCGTAGAGTTTGGTTTCGTGAATGTCAATGATATTGACAAGGGAGAAATCAAGGATAACTATGGTCGCCTAAACGATACGATTAGTGCC